CAGTGCTCTTATTTTGAGGCTAAATTACAATTCGAAATGGGTGCATTAGAAAACCCGGAACTGTTTTATAATGAATGGATAATGTGTAAGATACATAGGAAGCATTTAAAACTATGATATTTCTATATGGGTTACTTTTAACAGCTCTCACAATTAGTGGTGTAGCTGCCTTTTTTTCCGTTTCTGGGTTAGGGAGATTATTTGCTGGCGCATTTGTACCAGTATTAATCATGGCTAGCACTTTAGAACTTGGAAAATTAGTTACAGCATCTTTCTTAACTAGATATTGGAACGATCTCCAAAAAACTTTAAGAATATATTTTCTTTTTGCTGTAGGTATATTAGTACTGATAACGTCTGCAGGTATCTATGGGTTCTTAACAGCAGCATATCAAACTACAGCAGATCAATTTTCTATTGTTAATCAACAAGTATCGGTTTTAGAATTAAAAAAAGAAAGATTTCAAGAACAGCTAGAACTTTATATTGGTGAAAGACAAACCTTAAGTTCTACTATTGAACAACTAAGTCAGGGATTATCCAACAATATTGTTCAGTATGTAGACCCAGCCACAGGACAATTAGTTACCAGTACATCTAGTGCAACTAGAAATGCTATTCAACAACAATTAAATAACTCTACCGAAGAAAGATCAGTTGTTTCTCAAAGAATTGAGGAAATGACAGATAGCATAACTTCTATTGATATAGAAATCATTAATATTAATGCAAATAATGAAGTTGCTGCTGAAATTGGTCCACTTAGATATTTAAGTGAATTGACAGGTTGGCCAATGAACAAGGTAGTAAATATTTTCGCTCTTTTGATAATTTTTGTGTTTGATCCATTAGCTGTAAGTTTGATAATTGCTTATAATCAAATTACTATCCAGGACAAAAAACACCAAACCATAGTGTTTAAAGAAGACATTCAGGACCAAATTTTTGAATATCCTGATATCCAAGACCAAAAATACGGGTATCCTAACAAAAAATGGTCAAATTCCTGGTTCCGTTTCTTAAAAAAATCAAAATAGGTCTTGACAAAGACATTCCTTAGTGTTATAATTAATATAACAAAAACTCTAAAATAAGGAGTGTCAACATGATTGACTATACCGATTTTCAAACAGATTTAATCGACAGGCTAAAAAACGGGGTTGTAGAAATTACCTTCACTAAGAAGGATGGAACAACCCGTGTGATGCCTTGTACTCTTCAGGAATCTGTTATTCCCACCTCTACTTCAGAGAAGACCTCCACTAAGACCAAGAGTGCGGATGTTTGCACAGTTTGGGCCTTAGATGTAAATGATTGGCGAGCCTTCCGATGGGATTCCTTTCAGAGGTTCGAGGTGATCAATGGTTAAACTGCATGCAGTTTATCCTCCAGCTTCTGAAACTAAATTTGTACATGATGAGCCAGTTTGGGATGATGTTGAGGTCACCGAAGACAATTATACCAGCGAACTTCTTCGTGGTCTGAATTGGCATAATTATTGTGCTACAGATAAGAATTATAGAAAATATCTGGAGGAATGGATAAAGACAAATTATTCTTCTAATTCTAAGTCTCTTGTTTCTTCTTTAGGGAATACTAAGAAGGTAAATCCTACTACAGCATCTTTGGCTAGGATGAATCTTAGGAAATTTCCTTTGTCACAAAAGCACATGAAACTTTTGGAAGAGTATATTCATCAAATTACAAACATTAAGAAGTCTAAGGTAAAGACACAAAATAATACTGCCAAGGTTAGCGTTCAAGATGCTATGCTTTCGCAGCTTAATCCTGTCTTTGCTGAGATTGATTATTTTGTTGACGAGGCCTTTGGTGGTGAATTATTGTCAGCAAAGGCTATGATGAATAAAATCTTTGAGGTGGGTAGTGGAAACATTAAGGGTCCACACACTAAACTGATTATTCGGCATATAGAAACTTATATGTCGGAATGGAATGCTGTAGTCAGTGGTGAAGATCCGGATTTGAATGAAGGATATTCCTTTATCAAGGCTAGATATTTTAAGAAAATTATTGATGAATTCAATGCTCTTATTGATTCTCTTTCTAGGCATGGTACTTCTCTAAAGACTCAACGTATCAGTCGTAAGCGTCCTGTGGACAAGAAAAAGATGGCTAGTAAGATTAAGTACATGGATAATTTCCCAGAATTAGAACTTAGTTCGGAAGATCCTGTTAATATTATTGGCGCTGATATTGTGTGGATTTATGATACTAAGAAGCGTAAGTTGGGTTATTATGAGGCTGAAGTAAAGAATTCCTTGTACGTTAAGGGAGCGACTATCTATGGATGGAAGAATAGTTGTGAGAAAATTCTTCGCAAGCCAGAAGAACAGCTCGTAGAATTTAAAAAGCTCAGGAAGAATCAAACTGTAAATTGGTTCAATGATATTCGGGCAAAGTGCAAGGATATGACAGGCAGGACTAATAGCAATTTAATTATACTAAGGGTGAACTAAAATGATTATAGTTGATTACAGTCAAACTGCTATTAGTACCTTAATGGCTGAGCTCCGAGGTAGGACTGATGCAGAAATTAGTCTACCGTTAGTTAGGCACATGATTATTAATGCTATTAGAAGTTATAAGAAAAGGTTTGGTGAGGACTATGGTGAAATAGTTCTTGCTTGTGACAATAAACATTATTGGAGAAAGAGAGATTATCCTTTCTACAAAGCAAATAGAAAAAAGGCTCGCGATGATTCTGGTTTTGATTGGAGTGCAATTTTTGAGGCTCTTAATCAAATTAAACAGGAAATCTCAGAGAACTTTCCTTATCCTGTTGTAGAGGTTCATACTGCAGAAGCAGATGATGTAATTGCTTCTTTGGTTGAATGGACACAAAATAATGATTTAGTTCAAATTGGCTTGGGTTATGAACCTCAGCCTGTATTAATTCTTTCAGGTGATCATGATTTTGCTCAACTTCAAAAATATAAGAATGTCAGTCAATATTCTCCTATTTTTAAGAAGTGGGTTAAGAGTAAGAATCCTGAGAAAGAATTAGTAGAAAAAATTCTTCTTGGTGATAAAGGGGATGGGATACCTAATTTCCTTTCTGATGATGATACTTTTGTTGAAGGTAAACGCCAAAAGCCAATTCGTAAAAAGGATTTGTCTTTATGGTTAGAACAACCCATCACAGTTTGGAATGGAACTCCGCATGAGAACAATGTGAGAAGAAACACTGCTTTAATTGACCTTAGTTATATTCCTATTTCTTTGAAAGAAGAAGTTATAAATAACTTTATCGAGCAAAAAGGTGTTCGTGATAGAAGTAAACTTTTAAATTATTTTATAGCACATAGGATGAAAAATCTTATGGATCATATTACGGAGTTTTAGAATGAGACTGCATGCGAATTTGATGTTGAATGAAAAATTAGATTATATCAGCGAAGGTTCTTCTCTGGAAGAACAAGTTTCTAGAACCAAAGAAGTTGCAAAATTAGATGTTACTTTTGCTCCTTTGATTCGTATGGGTACGTTACAGGCTGAAAGGATTACTGGATTACCTGAAGGTATGCCTGAAACCTATAAACCAGAAACTGATATACCCGATGGCATCGGGTTCTCTACGGTTCGACAAGAATTTCGTAGAATAAAAAACTATCAAGCTGGTGGTTCCATGGAACGTATGCCAAAACATCAAAAAGAAATTAAATGGATTCAAATGCTAGAGGGTTTGCACTGGAAGGAAGCAAATCTTTTGGTACACATTAAGGATCAGACTCTTTTAGAGTTGTATCCAAATATGCGACAAGTTCTTATAGAATTAGGCGCACCTTTAGAACCCATAGTTAAAAGTAAAAAGAAAGCGTCTAAAAAATGATTTCTAAAAAAAATGAATGGAGCTCTTCCAAAGAAAAAAATGGTTTTGGTAAAATTAAAATTGATGATTTCTTAGACAAAGAAACTGTTCTTTCCTTATATGAGGAATGTTTAAATGCACCTAAAGGTGGCTGGACCGTATTTAGCAGATCTGGATCTAGGATGGAAGAATTCAATGATTTAATTTCTCTTCCTACTGCACATCGTATAACCTATGATATAATGCATTCAGGAGAATTTCTTTACGAATTAGAACAAATGACAGGTATTGTTGGATTACTCCCAGACCCGCATCTTGTAGGTGCTGGTTATTCTATAATTAGAAATGGTGATAATCTTGGGTGTCATTATGATTTTAATTGGAATGATCGAATTAGACTACATAGAAAACTTACTTCCTTACTTTATATTACTCCAGATTGGCAGGAGGAATGGGGTGGGCACATTCAATATTATGATGATAACGTAGATATAAATCCCGAAGCAAATTTAATTGAATCCGTTGCTCCTCTATTTAATAGATTTGTTATCAACGAAAATATTAAACAAGGGCCTTTCCACAGGGTTAGTGAGGTTAAAGCTCCTGAAAATAAACCAAGATGTGCAATTAGGTTTTTCTATTATATTTCCACATCAGAATATGACAAGGAAGATCCACCACATAGAAGCACATATAAAACCAATGATTATACTCATCATAAATTACATGAAGAAGAAAATTGGAGCGGGCATTATGTAGGGCGGGGAGGCGAGGACTATGACTATGACAATAGTTGATCCTTGGGATCATGTAACAAAATTTGAAACAACAATTGCAGAATATGCAGGTTCCAAATATGCTATTGCGTGTGATTCAAATAGTAATGCAATTAGATTGGTATTGCACTATCTAAATATAGTAGGAGAAATTCTAGATATTCCTGCCAGAACTTATGTTTCAGTCCCAAATCAAATAATATTATCAGGAAATAAACCAAAATTCATTGACAAAACATGGGAAGGGTATTATTATATAGGAGAAACAAATATCATAGATTCAGCCTGTGCTTTTTTTAAAGGAATGTATACAGATTTAAATTCTTATATGATTCTTTCTTTTCATCACAGAAAAATATTAAACATAGGAACTGGGGGAATGATATTGACCAATGATGAAAGATTCAATGTCTGGGCCAGACCAATGATCTATGATGGTAGACATAAGTATAAGATGTATGGTGAAGATGAATTTGAATGTATTGGGTGGCATATGTATATGACACCCGAACAAGCTAAAATCGGCATGGAAATTTTTATGTCTGATAAAATACAAGATTATAATCAACCATGTGGTAGCAGTAATACATACAAAGATTTACGAGAACAAAAAATATACAAAGAATAAATTTTGCCAGAGTGGCGGAATTGGTATACGCATCAGATTCAAAACCTGACGCTTCGGCTTGTGGGTTCGAGTCCCACCTCTGGTATGGAGAATATAATGAAATTGGTTGATATAAATTTTCACAAAAGTTGTTCTTTAACTTCTATGAATTCCTTAGCATTAGAAGACCAAGAAAGATTGATGGAGCTTGGTTTTATAAATGGATGTGATGTATGTCCATTGTCTAGATATGGTAGAAGTTTAATTGTTGAGATACATAATGCAAAGATAGCTCTTGATTGTAAATTTGCAGAACAAATAGATGTGGCCCACATGGCGGAACTGGTAGACGCGCCAGACTTAGGATCTGGTTCTTTACAGAGTGGGGGTTCGATTCCCTCTGTGGGCACTGGAGAGTTGGCAGAACGGCTATTGCACCAGTCTTGAAAACTGGCGTCCGGAAGGACTTCTGGGTTCGAATCCCAGGCTCTCCGTGGTTTAAAACTTATAAATATAAATATGAAAATAGAAATACCACATGACGCAAAAAAGATAGGTGTTCTTTGTTCTGGTGGAGTAGATAGCACTTTACTTTTATATTTGCTTGTAAAACAAAATTTTGAAAATATTATGGTTTTTACATTTTTTCAAAAAAGAGATAAAAAATATAAAATCTTAGAAAATATTGTAAACACCATTAATGAAAAATTTAGTATTCATTGTTTGAATAATAATTTTTTCATTAGAATAGGTGTTCAAAACATAATAGATGTTATTGGGTGTGATTATGTTTATACCGGCTGTAATAAAGTTATTTGGGATGAAAATGAATTTGTTCCTACTATTCACATCCCAAATGATACTCCTCCAGTTAGAGGTGATCCTCTAAATGAAAAACATTTACGGCCTTTTATAAATATGGATAAGATAGAAATAGTTAAATTATATATTGAACATAATATAATAGATCTTTTACAATCAACCAGATCCTGTGGTTATCCAAACGGATACGTTAATCCGTGTGGTGGTTGTTATTTTTGTACAGAAAGAAAATGGGCATTAACCAAACTAGGATTAGAGGACATATATAAATGACCACGTACAATATCATATACGATAAAACCATAAATTTCACAGAGTTACATGACGCTCTGGTGGATGCAGGGGTTACTATTAACAAAACCTTTCAAAATATTGGTGTTATAAATTTAGACGCTGATAATCTAGATTTTACTTCGATTAGTGGTGTTCTTCAACACGAAGAAGATACTAAAATAACACCAGAATTACAATCTGAATGGCATCAAAAAAGAGTGGTTAAAAGACAGTTACCTTTATCAAACACATATTATCCAGATAATCATGGTGATAATGTAGTAGTTTACTTAGTAGACACTGCTGTAGAAACTACACATTCAGAATTTAATGATGTTACTGTAACAAATTTATGGAGTCATGATGATGACTTTACTCCACATTCACACGGCACAGCTGTGGCTAGTTTGATTGCAGGTAAAAATATAGGAATATCAAATAAGGTTCACTTAAAAAGTGTAGTGATTCCTTCAGGAGAAACTTCCATTAGTGTTTTGATAGAAGCATTTGATGTCATTATACAAGACCATGATGAAACCAAGGTTGGTGTGGTTAATTGTTCGTGGATAATTAGTAAAAGTCAAATTTTAGATATTAAAATAAATGAATTACAAAACGATAATTTAGTAGTTGTGGCTGCAGCTGGAAACTTGGGACAAGATGCGAACAATTACTCTCCTGTTGGTTTAAATAGTGTTTTAGGTGTGGGTGCTTGTGATGCATTTGATCGTGTAATTTCCTGGGGTTCGGGTTCAATCATGAACTATGGTGAAGAAGTAGATATTACTGCTCCAGGAATTGATGTGGTGCATGCTTCTTTAAATGATTCTATGGGTGAAGGTTCCGGTACTTCATTTGCATGTGGAGTTGTTTCTGGTGTTGTTGCCCAAGTTATAGTTTCTAACCCAACACAAACCGCAGCTCAAGTACAAGCTACTTTAATAAATCAAAGTAGTGCGGATTTATTATTCAGGAATGAAACCATTTATGGTGGTACACCAAACTTGATAGTATATTCTACAGGTGTTGGTAACTTAATTACAAATTGTCAAGATGCTGGTTTTACAAGAGAAGATAAAATATTAGTACAAAAAGGCTCCTCATACACCCGAGCATTCACATTAAAAGAACCCGCTGTATCTATAAGTATAACCTCAATTAGCTTAGCAGGCTCTACTATTATGAGTTCTCCTGAATGGATAACAGCAGAGGGAAATAATGTTATTATTTCACCTACAGAAGAGGTCACTACACATAATTATGTGCAAAACGTTGTAGCATTAGATTCAGAAGGGGAGGTAGTTGGTTATTGTAGAATACTTTTTGGTGTTTATGAAAATGAATCTTCTGAATTGGATGGTCAGGAAGCTGAGTATTATGATTTTCTTGAAACTGGAGATTTATCACAAGATGTTACAGTTTTATTATCTGCTTGTTCAGGCCAGAACTGCACCTCATCGGCCTTCTGCTCTCCGAAAGGAGCCGGTTGTTGTTGCCACTCATGGAACGGTACCTGTGGAACCCATGGCGAACAATGTCTCTTCTAGTAAAAATTTATTATGATTATAACTTCGTTATTGGATAATTCTGATTACTTTTGGGTTAATATACCAAGAACTGGAACAAATTCATATTTAAGGATATTTGAACCACAAACAAAATTTGGTTTCAATATAATTTATCACTCAAAATATGATCATAAATTAGAAATACCCGGGTTTTCATTGGTGAGAAATCCATTGGACAAGTTTGTTTCCGGGTTAAAATTTTTATCTAAACTAGCTTTAGATAAAAAATATACTGCATTTTGGAAAGAAGAATATGTTAAAAACATTGAGGATGAGGAAACTATTAGGATTTTAAACTCTTTTGAGATAAATTTTGATTTTTTAAAAAACGAAAAAAATTTTTATTTGTATGTTTATAATTCTTTTAGCAAAAATTGTATAAGAAATAATGAAAACGAGTTTGAACATAAAATAATTCCCCGAAACTCACATCCTTACATATATTATGCGCTAAATGCAATATTCCGCACTCAAGTTGATTATGCCTATCATCCTAAAGTTAAAATTTTTAAATATGAAAACATAGATGAGTATAATACTTGGATAGAAAACACTCTTGGTTATGATACTAGTCAAGTAAAGAAACTAAGAATAAATGAAAGCACAAATAGCATTCCTATAGACACAACAACTACAAAATTCAAAGAATTAGTAGAATATCTTTTTTATGATGACCTTAAAATATTTGGATATACCTTATGAAAATACCTAATATGTTAGAAATTGCAGTGGCTTGGAAACGTGCTGCTAATCCTACAGAAGAGCAACAGAAAATTGCAGAAAACCGTTTGTCAATATGTGATTCTTGTGAGCATAAAAAATTTGTAGATTTAGTCAAAACTTATGTATGTGATTCTTGTGGGTGTTTTTTAAGTAAGAAAGTTTACACAGCAAAAGGACCACAAGGGTGTCCAGAAGGTAAGTGGGAAGTGTAACAAAAAATATAAGTTCTTATTTTACAACGACTTAGCGGTGCTTGACAATTCACTGCTAAGTCGTTATATTTTATATATAGGAAATGAGAAATATGCTCGGGTGGTGGAACGGTATACACATCAGACTTA